GTGACGCGTTGCTGACGCTCGATTACGCGTTCGAAGGCGCGATTGAGAATTTCGGTCCAACGCTGAAGCGAAACGCCATCTTCTTTTGTTTCGATAAACCCAAAAGCCTCTGCCGACAATTGCTCTGGTGCGGTTGGTTCTGCCGTGGTCGCCATTGCTTCTGGGCCCATCGGTGCCCCTGGAGCAGGAGCCATTGCTGGCGGTTCTGGGGGCATGCCCTGCTGCGTGGCAGCAAGTGAACCAGCCATTGTGTTTGGGTCCAACGGATTTGGCATCTGGCCATCTGGTCCTGGGCCCATTGGCATTGGAGCACCTGGCACACCTGGCATTTGACCCTGTGGCTGTTCCATCTTCTTTTCGGTGTTTGCAATTGGAGTGAGATTCGGGTTCATCAGGAGAGAATCCGCAAGGTCGCTCTCTACTGTCTTCCTGCTTGTCGCACCTCTGTACTCATTTGCGCTGATGAGACCCATTTGGAACTCATCCATGAAGTAACGAGAACGCTCCTGCTTGTACAAAATCAAAATTGGAACACTTGATGTGTCGAAGTCGACATAATTAACTTCGTCGAGTTCATCAAAACCGCGCGCCAGCAAATCAAGGTGCGGGAGCATTGTTTCGTTCCAGAAAACGCGATGCTCTTCTGCTGCGTTGCTGAACGTTCGACCAGAAGCGTTTCCGATGACAGATTCAGGGACACCGAACGCAGCAAGAATTTCTTCTTTCTGAATCTGCCTCATCTGTACATACGCGGCGTCGCGCGGATTCGCGGAAGTATCGACGTAGTCAACTCCCTCGTCCGATGAAATTACTGTCGTGTTGCCAGCGCGTCCTATGTTGCCCCTAAACCTATTGCGTAATTCATCTTTGTCGTCATCATCGATTTCGCCTTTAACAACAAGGATTCCGCCTGGACGGCCGTCGTTAATCAGATAGTTCCTGTTGTAGACCTTTGCGAGATTCTCAATCTCAATAGCAATGCCAGCAGATTCCATCGGCGTTAATGAAAGATACGGGTCGAGCGGATGTGGCCTACGAATCCACAAAACATCTTCAGGCTTCATAATCACTTTGTTGCCAGTTGGCATTGAAACTTCGAATCCAGACACGAATTTCTTTGGGTCTGGGATTGGTGCCGTTGACTGCGGTGGCAAAAGATTGAGCGCGATGATTCGACCATCACGACCCTTAACTTTTTCGATAAATGCACCACGCGAACTCATGAGCAATTGAGAAGACAGGCGGTATCTAAAAATAAAAGCGTTTTCGCCTTCGTTTGCTTTCGTGTTGAATATCTCAATTAGCGGAGAACGCGTCGCTCTTCTACCAGTAAGGATTTGTCCATCACGCGAGTTGTCTTTGCGCAATATCACTGGAAGGCGCGCTTGGTTCCCAGCAATGGCATCAATACAGCGCTGCACCCATGTAATTTTTTGGAAACCTTCGCGGTAGGCGCGCTCTATGTCCCACATGTCGTGGTACGGCTTGCCAGCAAAACCAGGGTTCATGGCTACAGAGGCACCAGGCCCCAAAGCCTTAAATGTTGCGCCGCTCAGCGACTTGTTACGAGATGAGTTCCAGGCCATTGTTTATTTACTCAGCGCCCAATAGATATCCGAAAAGTCCGCACGCAACACCTGCCACGATGAATCCAACGGGAGGCGCGATTAAGAAACCTCCAACTGCACTAAACAGTATAAATGAAACCATGAACAAATTTGCGAAGGTAGGGCGAGTAGCCCGAGACTTTACAAGGGCGAGAAGTTTCTTCATCACATACAAACCTAGCGTATAAGTTTGGTCTAGGATAGAACACAACGGAGTATCTGTGAGCGACTGGAACAAAATACTCGAATATCTTGAGCCGAAGACTCCATTGTTCTGTCCTGAAGGCCCGTCAATAAATCAAAGAGTTTTTTTAAGAACGTATTCAATCGAAGCGCTTTTTGGTGGCGCGGCTGGTGGAGGAAAGTCATCTGCGCTTTTGATGGCGGCACTTCAGTATGTGGATGTGCCTGGTTACTCAGCGATTCTTTTCCGTCGAACTTTCGCTGACCTTTCGCTCCCAGGAGCGCTGATGGACCGTTTTCGTTCGTGGATGTCTAACTATGATGATGTTCACTGGAATAACAACAGTTTCGTGGCCACCTTCCCGTCTGGGGCGAGAATCTCGTTCGGATACCTCAACAACACAGGCGACTATCTCCGCTACAAGGGTTCAGAATTCCAATTCATAGGTATGGATGAGGTCACGGAAATTCGTGAAAGTGACTACAGATACCTGTTCTCCCGTCTCCGCCGACCATCTACGGGTCCACTTTCCAGCGTCCCCCTTCGAATGAGGTGCGCCTCAAACCCAGCACCCAATTGGGTCAGACAGCGTTTCATTGTGGAAGGTTTAGAAAAGGGCAGGATTTTCGTGCCATCTCGCTTGACTGACAACCCTGGAATTGATGCTGAGTCCTACCGCCAAGCGCTTGCCGCCCTTGACCCAGTTGAGCGCCGTAGGCTTGAAGAAGGAGACTGGTGGTCAACCACGCTGGGCACGATGTTTGATAGAACATCAGTGGTTATTATAGATAATGACGAAATCCCACAAATTACGTCATCTGCAAGAGTTGTGCGCTTTTGGGACCTTGCTGCTACCGAGCCAAGTCAGGCGACACCAGACCCAGACTGGACAGTCGGGACTCTCATGCTGTTTGACCAGGGCATTGCGTATGTGCTTGACGTAAGGAAAAAGCGACTCAAGGGTGAAAAGGTCGAGCAATTTATAGCGCAGACCGCCTACGAAGATGGCGTTTCGGTGCCGATTCGGATGGAACAAGAACCTGGTTCGTCTGGCAAGGCTCTTGTTGACCAATACGCAAGGTATGTGTTGCCTGGTTTTGATTTTGGTGCAAACCGAGCAACTGGCGACAAGGTTACTCGGGCGAGACCATTTGCCGCCGCATTGTCAAACGGGAACGTGCGCGTCGTTCGTGGTGCGTGGTTGAGCGATTGGCTTGATGAGTTATCTGCGTTCCCAGAAGCCGCACCGCATGATGACCAAGTCGACTCCGCTACTGGGGCGTTTAATTATTTGACTGGCCTAGGGTTGCCACAACGGAGAAAGGTCAGTATCGTCGTCTAGGTATTTATTCCAACTACCTAGGAGAGTCTGACGATGAGTTTGACCGTCGGCGATATTGAATCGCTAAAACAGCAAATTGTGGATATGGACACAAAGTTGTCCGTATACATGGAGACCAACCCACCCGCCGAAGAAGCCGCTGAGGTTCTCGTCGCACTCAATATTTTGAAGCGCGACATGTCCGTCATGTACGACTCGTTTTCTGGTCGATTTGCATCCCTGCTTGGTAATGGTGCGGCGATTGAAACCGCATCTGGCGCAACAATCGAAAAGAAGGGTGCTGCTGACCGCAAGAAGTGGAATCACAGCGAACTTGCATCTCGTGTTGCCGAACGACTTTCCGAAATGTCGGTGGACATGGACACTGGCGAAATCGTCATGACGCCATCGCAGATGGTTCAGAAATTGCTTGATTACGCTGCTGTTTCGTATTGGCGCGTTGGTAAGTTGGGCGAACTTGGCATTAACCCAGATTCATACTGCGAACAAGGTGACTACAAGACCAGCATTATCGTTAGATTAGGAGATAAGAAATGAGTGCTCTTTACCACAACCTTTCGGAAGCGTTTCCCCAGGAAATGGAACGCACCCTCAATAAGGGTGGAACATCACTGACCTACATCCCAGTCAGCGAAGTCATCAATCGACTCAACAAGGTTCTTGGTGTCGATAAGTGGTCGTTCACGATTGTTCGTTGTGAGCGTGACGCCATTGACCCTGATTTCATTGTTGCTCATGTGCGTATCGATTGGTACGGCGATGATGCATCCCAGTTCGTATCCCGTGATGGCTTTGGCGGTCAAAAGATTAAGCGCACCAAGCAGGGCCAGATTGTTGACCTTGGCGACGAGTTCAAGGGCGCAATTTCTGATGCTCTGAAAAAGGCCGCTCAAACGCTGGGGGTCGGTTTGTACCTTGCTCGCAGTGAGGATGCAATGGAAATTGAGCAAGCAATTGATGCGTCAAACACGCCAGTATCCGAACACGAACAGCGTTGGGAATCGTTCAAGAATTTGTCGAAGTCGCTAACCAAAGAAGAGCGTGAAGTGATTTCGAAGGCGTGGACCGCAGAATACGGCAATAGGGTCAAGCCAACATCGGCTGCAGACGTCGACGCAGAAACGCTTGATTTCCTTTTGGCGCAAGCGGTTTTGGCGAAGATGGGTAGCGGCGATGGCCCAGTCGGAGAGTAATAATCTCAAACCGCCACCGCATTTGTCACCGTCGTCTTTGGCGACATTTGAGCAATGCCCACTGAAGTTCCGTTACAACAAAATTGACCTCATTCCAGATGCTCCTGGAAAAGAGGCCATGCTTGGTAATTTTGTTCATGACGTACTCGAGGCGTTGTACAAGTTGCCTAACGCAGACAGAACCGTTCCATCGGCTCGCATGCTTGCTGCTCAGGTCTGGCAATCCACATGGGAAGAACCAGTATCGAAGGTCATTCGGTCTGCCGCTGAGATAAAAAAATTTCGGTGGCAGGCATGGTTCTGCATTGAGAACCTGTGGCTTGTTGAGGACCCCACGACAGTCAATCCGATTGGACTTGAAAGCGAACTCAATCACGCCGTTGGTGGGGTTGTTCTTAAGGGCTTCATTGATAGGTACACAAAATCGCTGAGCGACGGCCTAACAATCTCGGATTACAAAACTGGTAAAACACCACGCGCAAATTGGCTCTCCGATAAATTTGAGCAGTTGCGTATTTATGCCGTAATTATGCAAGATACACAAATGTTCCCAGTCACTGATTTGGAACTCATTTACCTTAAAGACGGTGTCAAGTTCAAAGAAGCCCTCACTGAAGAAGCCGCAACTTCGACAGTGGAGCGTATTCGTAGAATCAAGTCTTCGATAGATGAGCGTTGTGAAACTGGCGTATTTGAACCTGTAAAATCTAAGTTGTGCGATTGGTGTTCGTACAAGAACATATGTCCAGCATGGAGTAGATAGAAATGACAAACTATTACATTTCAGACGACGAGTTTGCTCGCCTTGTTTCCGAAGACGTAAAGAATCGTCTTTCGGTGCGCCAGCGCAGTGTCCTGATGGAAGAGCAAAATTGGATTCGTTGGCAGAAGGCATTGCTTCATCTTGTTGACAATCTCAATGACCAAATTGATAATTTGATTGCAGATTCAGAAGCAGACAGCGACAGATTTAGGGCCATGGGCGAAGATGGCGAAGTTCTTTTGCGCGAGTCAGAGTTTGCATATGACGCCAAGCGTGGGAAAATTGAACGGTTCATGTTCCATGTAAATCGACGCCTCGATGACGTCACCAAACTTATTGAGACGGGCAGTTCATCGCACATAAACAATGAACACATTGCCGCGAGTACGGATGTAAATTTCTACCGTAAGGCCATTGCCAAGCACAGGGCGTTGCTTAATGAGTATGACCTTGAAGCCACAGAAATAGACAAGGCACTATGGCGTGCGCTTGACAATGAGTGGGCATTCGAAGATATAAATCCAAGCAACATCTGATGCGTTACAGGAGCGCAAAAAAAGAAGCCGAATATCGGCTAAGACGCCCCCTGGTTAAGAGATTGCTAGAGGAATATCCGTTTTGCCAAGCGTGCAAGGTCTTTGCTGAGCACGACGGGAAGGTTGTATTCACGCAGAATCAATCTGTGGATATTCATGAATTGGTCCGCCGTTCTCAAGGAGGTTCAATCTTGGATGAATCGAATCTATTGGCGGTCTGTCGTCCATGCCATAACAGGATTGGCAGGTATCCGCAATTGGCGTTTGACCTCGGTTTATCCAGGCACCACTGGGATAAGGGTGAAAAATAGTATTGTCTCCTGAATGGGCGACATTGACAACAGATATATAAAGTTGATGGGGGTCGACCTATCGCTCACCTCTACAGGGATTTCGATTGCGGGGGAGACATTTGCAATCAGCCCAAGAACCAAGGGCATTGAAAGGCTGGTTGAAGTTTCCACAAGAATTGTCGAACTCGCTACGACATATAACCCCAACGCAATAATTCTCGAAGGGTATTCCTTTGGGTCCAAATTTACAAGGGCGCATGCGATTGGTGAATTGGGGGGCTGTGTCAAGGTTGCCCTATATCAGGCGGGTTTTCATATTGTCGAGGTTCCACCGACCTGTCGGGCAAAGTTTGCGACTGGCCGTGGGGACGCCTCAAAAATTGATGTTCTTCTCGCAATAAGAAGATTAAGCGGAATTGAATTTTTGGGTTCTAGTGGGGATGACGAATGTGATGCCTGGGTGCTTGAGCAAATGGGCATGGCGGTTCTCGATGAATCTGCATATAACTGGTCCGAAACGCAATTATCTGCCTTGGACAAGATAAATTGGACTCCGTTATATCAATCACTAGGGAGGTTATAAATGCCGCGTTCCGCTCCTATTAGCCAGGTGGAAATCGAAAGCGAACTGCTTCGAATGATGGACCTCCTTGAATCAGAGACTGAAGCGTTTGAAAAACTTGC